CCAATGCCCCGAGATCGTCGCCCTTCACTTCATGATCGTCATCAAGATAGATCGTGGTTGTGACCGCGGCCTCGGTGAATTTTGCGACGGTGCCTACGATCGCCGACAAAGTGTCTGGCGTGATGTTGTAGGCCCGGTATTTAGTGAAAGAGCTTGAATAATTAGGCATGAAAGAATCCCCCGCGCAATCTAAGCGCGAGGGACGATCCTGGGCAAGATGGAAAGATCTAATTCGCGATGAAGCTAACCCGATCTGCCAGCACGAAGCCGCCGGAGCCGTCCTCTTGATCGAGGATCAAGACCGAACCGAGCTTCGGATGATTGATCAAAGATGCACGCATCCTCGTTCCGATTAGGCCGCTGTCCGTCGCTTCGAACTCAATTTGCCGGATCGTGTCGGAAGAGACCTTAGTGGGGTTCGCCCCAAACTCAGTCGCTCCGGGATAGTCGTCGTTAGTAATGGGCATGGATTACACTCCTGTCGTCAGTCGGATTTCCTCTGAGACGAAACCAGCCCGGTGGGTGTGCACCGAGCTGGTAACGACATGGAGGAGCTAACGGCCCCGACTGTGAGTGCCGCTAGTGATCAGGCTATAGTCAGCGCGATATGGGCATTCGCAACGAGCTTTCGCATAGAAGCTATGCGACTTCGCTGCTCGCGGGGTAAATGCCCCATTCACAGAGCGCGACCTGAACCGTGTTCTCGACCCAGGCCCGGCCCATGACGACGTAGCGGTCGGTGTCGCCCTGCATGTCCGTGAGGGTCTTTAGGAGTGCGAAGTAACTGGCGTCGGAAATCGTCATTGGGTCAGCCCCGTTGGTTGGTGATGCACGGGTTCGAAATGCGCGATTTGCGACTCGCCGGCAAGAGCACCAAACCGGCGTGTAAGTCGTTGCTGATACTGCTCTCGTTGAGGCGACAACCGAAAATAAATTTGCCTGTAAGCGATCGCTTACTATCCGCGGCTGTCAGGATTTGTTGAGCCTCTTCCAGCCGGGAGAATCCTCTATTGTCATTTTCCTAGTCGCGTTCCTTGCGTCCTTGCAGAAGGGTTTGGTTTGGTTGACCGGCTCCTCTACCCAAAGCAAGACCTGGGATGTCCGTGAGATCGTGATCGTTGTTTTGACGCAGCCAAAGGGCGAATCGTATCCGGCCACGATTTCGTTCTTCGTCCACGACCGAATGTCGAATTCAGATGGCGGACCTAGCCGCCCGATCTGCTTCTCACCGATCGCCTCGACGTTAGAGGACCAGCACTGCTTGAGCTCTTGATAGCAAGACACGTTGTATGTGTTGTTCGGGTAGGCCATGTCCGGCCCGGTCAAGGTGCCGGAGACAACCACGAAAGAGTCAGTATCGTAATACATCTTCTTATCGAAATGGATCGCCATCTCGCCGGACTCTGCTCCGGCAGCCATTCGCGCCTGAAAGTAGATGATCGTTCCGGCGCCGCCGACAAACCCGATCACCAAACCGACAACTAGAAGCCCCCATTTCATTCTAACACCTCCCGTTGCCGCGCATGATCCGTCTTATCTCTCCGTAAGTCCACTCTGCATCCTGCTGCAATCCCCGAGTAATGGTGAGAGCCGGGCCGATCTTGCCGGAGACCCGGCGCAGATTGCGCGTGGCGTAGGTTGCCCATCCATCATCGCGTAGCGGCCTGATGTTGATTTGGAACTGGCGGCCCCGCTCCGGAGCCTCACCCCAGGCCCGGCGCATCGCCTCTTTAAGAATGTCATTTTCGGTGACGGCACTAAAGGCGCCGTGAATGTGTAGCCGGCCGTCCCAATCCCGATCGATGCAGAACCAATAAGGCAGCCGAACGCGAGCCCGGGCGAGCTGCTTGTCAAAGGATCTCTTCAGCGAGTCCAGGAAGCCGCGTGGATGAGCTAGGGCCTTCTCCCGCGCCTTGGTCGTCAAATTGAAGGTGAACGCATAGGCGAGCTTGTCTGCGATCTGGAGGGCCGCTGTCGCGGCCACGGCTTTGACGACGTCACCAGTAAGAGCCCACACGGGTATGTTGTCGTTGGAGGGTGTTACAGAGCTATTGAGAGAGGATGTTGTAGCGTGAGTGATAGAGGGTGTGGGGTGTGCAACTGAAGTCTCTCCGGCCAGCATGTGAGCTGGAACGCGAAACGCGGCTATTTTTTCGAGGATTTTGCGGTCTTTGAGGGCAGACTTGCGGACCCGCTGGGGGACTTTTTTCGACCGCTTTTGAGACCCACGTGGATGATTGTCCTGGGGAAGTGCGCTCGCGGCGCTATACTGATCTTGCTCAGACGTTCTCTTCAGCAACGGCACGTTTGGGTCCTCCAGAAAGCCACCGTCTCGCCGGGCGGTGGCTTTCGCATCTTTGGGTTCGATTGGGGTCTATAGCGTCCGCGATCAGGATTGCTGGCAGTTTATCGCCGGAGGACGCCGCCCGGTCGCATTTGCATTCGAAGCTCCTGGGCAATCAGCGTCTTGATGTGATGCATGCCGGCCTCTGCGACCGCCTTACCAGTGCGCTCATGATCCTGGGGCGATAGCCCGGGCGAGCCCTGGACCGTGACCGCAATCTGGGGTGCAATGACGTGGCCGGCATTGATCATTGGCGCGCCCGGCGAACCTGCACCGACCAAGCCACCGTCCGCGAACCGGGGAATACGATCGGCGTTGATCGCCTCCAGGACTGCGCGGTGCTTCTGGACTGCCGACGCGCGCACCACAAATTCACCATTGCTGAGCCGGGCCGGAATGCTGTCGGAGGTGCCCGTTCCTGGTCCGCTGATGTAGCCGCCGTCCGCCTTGGCGACTGCCGGGGAGCCGCCGACCAAACCGCCGTCGCTAAAGCCCAGGGCGCCGCTGAGCGAGCGCATGATCGGTTGCACTACCAGCATTTTGATCATTGCCTCTTCGAGGGCGCGGACGATCGACTTAGCCATGTCGGCGAAGCCCGCCGACACGCTCTTGGTCCCGTCCAGGATGTCGGCGAGGCCGCTGGTGAGACTGCTGCTCATGGTGCTCCCGACCGACCGCATGGCCTCATTGGTCCGCATGGCCGACGCCTCAACCGAGTTGAGGGCGGTTGCAACGTCGGGATAGAGGCCTTTGAGCTGTTCGGCGATCTGCACGTCCTGGGGATCTAACAGAGAGGTTTGCCGACCCCGCCGGATCGATTGGGCAACCGTGGCCTTCTCGATGGCCTCTGTGGCCCTGCCATAGGCCTCGGTGACTTCCTGAATGCGCTGGCGCTGTTCGGCCGTCACGACGCCTTCGCCCTTCCCAGCGGCCGCGTTGGCCTGCACGGCGACGACCTGGAGCTGGGCGGCGATCTTATTTTTCTCACGGGCAGCGGTCGAGAGGTCCAGACCAGCGGCTTCCTCCCGCAGCGCCGCGGTGCGCTTCTCAATGGCATCGGCCGCTGTGTCGAGCCTATCCACGCTGCTGCCGGTGCTGATCTTGGTCGGCGCCGGTCCGGGACCTCGCGTCTGGCTGGGCGCGGGGGGACCATACTGCTCACCGTTTGCCGTAAGCGCTGCAATCTCCTTTTGCAGGCGGTCCCGATGGGCCTCTAGGGTCTCACGGCTGGCGAATATACCGAAAGTGTCGGTCCAAGAGCTGGTGCCATTGAGGCGAGCGTTTACCCGGTCGAGGGCTTCCCGCTTTCCTGCAAGGTCCGTTGAGCTGGTATAGCCGGGGATCTTCACCTGATTGGACCATTCGGCGGCCTTCGCGATCAGGTTGACCACTTCGGCCCAGGTGCTTTTGATGTCCATCAGTGTATCGGCCAAGCCGTCCCAGGACGGCTTGAGTGCGGTCGAGAGCCGTTGATGCGCGAGCTTGAGCTGATCGTCGACCTCCTTGGCGCGCGTAACCATCGCATCGCTAAAAATGCCGTCCGCGTTGGCGCTGGCTTCCTTGATCGTCTGCGACATACTTTCGGCGCTGATCTTGCCTTGCCGCATGCGGTCAACGATCTGAGCGCCAAACATCTTCTCGCCAAGGTCCAGGCTCGCCGCACGCTGCCCGATCTGGTCGAGTTGGATCATGGCCGCAAGGACGGCCTTGATTTTGTCCTCCTGGGTTTTGGCGTCGCGGAACAGAACTAGGCCCTGAAGCTGCTGGCCGGCAGCCTTAACAACCGTCTCGTTGTAGACGCGCAAGGCCTTCTCCACGTCGGTGATCTTCTCCTCGCCGACGCTCCACTCGCTGATATCGATCGGCGACTTATCTTTGGTCGCCTGGAAAGCATGGTCGAGGGCGGATTCAAGCTCGCCGGCCTCCACCTTCAATTTCTTGGCCTCGCTGGTAAAAGCCTGAAGGAATGCGGGCGAGACGCCAAGGTTTTGGGCCTTGTCGGCGATATCGACCATTTCCTGCATCTGCTCGCGTGCGCCGCTGATCGCGGCCGACATGAGCTTGTAGGCGCCGACTGCGAGCGCGACCTTGCCAGCGAGATCGACGGCACCGCGCGCCATGGTCGCAAAGATCGCGTCCTTGGCGAGGTCTTTGTTCAGGTCGAGGAACTGCTTCGCGATCTGGCGCGTAGCGGTGCCGGTCAGCGACGACGTTTGCCGGAGCTGTTCCTTCAACTGGTCGAGGTTGAGCGAAACAGGAATGCGCATCAGGTGGCTCCAACAAAGAGCGCTGCCAGCACGGTGCTGGCGATAACAACGTTGGGCGCGAGCGGCTTGTGGCGCACATGCTTGTCCAGTAGCGCATCAACGTCCCGCTCCGGCATACCACCGCCAATCAATCCGAGTTCGATCAGGCGCTCTACGTCGTCGGATGAGTAGTTGCCACCGTCGAAACGCGAAAAGGCAGCAGCCGGCGCCGGGCCACGGTAGCTCATAACGCGGCGGACCCAGGGGTGCCCAAGGTCGAAGGTATGGGTGCCGCCGGCCCAGGTGATTTTGCGGCTGGTCGTGTCAGTCATTGTCTAGGACCTCGTTCACGGCATCGTCGATCGCCTGCTGCATGTCGTCGCGCATGGCGTTGTAGGTGGAGAAGAAGAAGGGCCGCGCCGGCTGATGGCTGGTGCCGAATTCGAACGCGTCCGCGTAGTCGTAAGGTTCGCCGCTGCCCTCGCGAACAATGGTGGTCGTAAGCGGTCCTCCCGCGAGAACCAGCCACTCCAATTCGTTCTCGCCGGGCTCAACCCGGCAAGATTCCTCAAGGTGCCCCGATTCATCGGGCGATTGCTCCAGTGCGCGCAACGCCTCGCGTTGGGCCTCGGATAGCCGTTCCGCCTGCTCGCGGATGACTGCCGAGAGCTTTTCGGTGACTTTGTCCGGCAATGAATTGAGGTAAGCGTCGAGATCATCGTTATCGGCCATGCGTCACCACGAAAGAAGTTCAACAGCGTTGGGGAGGTCATACAGCGAGCGCGTGCTTTCGCCGGCAGCCGCGCGCGACACCGCCATCCAAGTTGCCGCCGCACCGTCAATGCGATCGGTCGACTTGCTTTTGTGAATGATCCGGTTGTCGTTGGCATCCTTATGGATTGCGACGTTAGCGAAGTTCCAGCGCAAGACGGGATGGCCGCCATGGCGGAAGTTGCCGCTGATGATCGCGCGCTCCAGAACATTGAGTGCCGGCGATTGGGTCACCCAGCCCTGGCGGATCGTCACGACGGGATAACCTTCGTCTACCAGCGGCGCCATGACCCCCTGGGCGAACGCGACGTCAAAGCCGATCTCCTGGACCTGGAAGCGCTCCGCGAGCGACCTGATGTAGTCTGCGACCGCTGCGTTATCGATCACGTTGCCGGGCGTGGTGGTAATGAAGCCCTCCTTGGCCCAGGAGGTGTAGTTGACGCCGTCTAGGTCACCGCGCTTGCGGATATCGGCCTCGGGACAAAAGAAGTGCGGCAAAACCGTATAGGTGTCTCCGTCCCGGAAGCACGCGACCACGGCCGAAAGGTCGGTTGTCTTGGACATATCGACGCCAACCCAGCACGGCGCGCCGCGGAAGTTCTCATAGTCGATTGGCGCGGCACCCTTGTCATAGGTCGCCATGTCCACAAACGGGCTGGTCGAATGGTCGAGCCAGACGTTGAGCTTGTATTGGAGCAAGCTGTCGCGCTCGGTGGGGCTGTCTTTGGCGCGCGCGATGTGACGCTGGTAACCTTTGATGGAAGGGTAGCCGTGCGCGCTGCCGGGGTTCACCCGCCGCCATGCGTCCTCGTCCGCATAGTCAGCATCCGCTGATGACTCGAACAGGACCGGCAACCATGTCGGGTCAGTGATCTCGCCGCGCGCGATCTTGCGGGCGCGCTCGATTACCTCATGAGCGACGTTGTCTTGACCGCGGCCGGCGGTGGTCGCAACTACAAGCAAGCTATTGTCGATCTTGTCCAGGCCGTTGGTCAGCACCTTCCAAAGGTCAGCGCCACGCCAAATATGGAGTTCGTCGGCCAGGACGAAGGCCGGCGTTCGGCCTTCCTTGCTCGGTGCGTCCGCCGAGATGACTTCCAACTCGGTGCCATCGCCGGGATAGCTGATCCTTTTGGCGCTGTTGAAGGCGTCATAGACCTTCGTCTTAGGGACGAGAAACTTAGGGTCCGCCTGGACGATGCCGCGCGCTTCCTTGAAGGCGATGCCGGCTTGGCTGCGGTCGCTGGCAGCAAAGATCACTTCGCCGCCGGAGACGCGTTCCGGACCGATGGTATGGAGCAGCGCCAGCGCGGCGGACAGGCTGGTCTTGCGGTTGCCACGGGGGACCAGGATCACAACGGTGCTGACAATTCGGTTGCCCGCATCGTCGCGCGGCGCATAGATCGCGCGGACAATTCGTTCCTGCCACGGATCGAGCTGGAATTGCTTCCGTGGTAGCGTCGATTTGGGATGCTTCAGTGAGCGGAGGAAGCGCACAGCACGATCGCCATGCCCGAACGGGTCGGGAATGGGCGAGTTGTCAAAAATCCAGTGCGGATAGGTGTCAGACGATGTTGAGCGGGTTTTCATCATCGTCCTGGTCGTCATTGTCACGGACAGCCGGCCGCGAGCGCGAAACCGGCGTCAAACCTAGTTCGGCCGCGAGCTGACGCGCCGTCACCATGCTCTTGTCCTGGGCGCGGAGAAGCTTCAGATCGATTTCAGTTCGCAATAGGGCTTCCAACTGGCGAACCCTGCCCATGGCTACGCAATAGCTCTCCAGTGAGCCCAGATCGGCAATAGTAAGGATACGGCGCTTGGCAAGCTCCGGCATCACGCGTCGCCATTCGGCCTTGGCGTGTTTGCTTAGCCACGTGGGCGGCTTGGTCGAGGCGTCCAGCGCATTGGCATCGGCAGCAAGTTGTGGTTTTCGGCCCTTCATGCCGCAACCCCCTCGACAAGCAGACGAACAGACGTCAGGCTACTCGTCCCATTGACCTCAACTGACCGGCCCGTGCGGATGAATTTTGATCGAATCGCTGGCATTGCTTCAGCAGTTGGACTGATTTTGATTTTGACGATCGTAGTTGCCATGACCGCCGATTCCGAATTTCGGCTCAAAGATTGGCAAACTTTGATGGCCTCTTTTATAGCCTTGGGGGCAGCAACGCTGGCTTATAAGGCTGCGATGGCAAAGGTCGAGTTTGACAGAGGCGTTGCCGAAAGAACCGACACCAGAAAGGCATTGAGACTGTGTCTTCGTTTGGAGTTCGGACTTCGCGTGTTGAAACACGAAGCTGACGTCTTGTTCAAAAAGATTCCCTCGAGCAATGCGAGTCGCGATCAGACCATTGATCCGAAGGATATTCCGATCCCCGCGGACACTCTCGATGAGGCGTGGGACAATCTCGATTTGTTCGATAAATCGATGTCCAATCACTTGTCGCTTGTTCGTGGCGCCCTGTATGACTTTCAAATCATCATCCGCCGGCAAAACGGTGCCGTCTGGAGCATCAAGACGGGCAATGTGCCACCTGGTTCGCTGTGGAAACTTCGAGATGCAGCCGCGGATCTTTCTTCTTCGATTGATGATGCGCTTAATGACGTCATCAAGATGACTGCTGAGTTGAGAAAGCAGAGCACTTAGCATCGCTCAACCCGCTGGCAATTGATGTCCAGACCGACTCGTCGACCGATTTCTTCGATGCCGACGATCGCGAAATTCTGGCCTTGATAGGCGACGCGGTTCTCCAGCGTCACGCCGCCCAGGTAGCGCGTGCGGAACGTAAACAGGGCGTCTGTGGTGTGGCCGCGCGCCCCCTCTCGGTCATCGGTGGCATTCTTGAGCAGTTGCGCCCGCATGGTGGCGAACGCGGTCCAGGTCTCTACGGGCGTGCCGTAGAGGTCGAGGCCGGTGGTGCGGCGCTGAATCTCAATGATGCGGTCGAGGGTGCCGGCGCGCATATCAGTTCGCCTTCACGATGGCCGCGACTGTGACCACGCCATGGCTGAAAGAGCCGTGGGGGTCGCGGAGATATCGGGTTTGGGTGGCCTGCATGTCATGAACGGTGAAACCGTCGATCGGCAGCACGCCATCAGCCTGGGCGTCGAGCCGCAGCGCTGCGACTATCGCCGAAACGGCCTGCTTGCATTGGACTAGGCCGGCTTCCTGAAACCAGACGTGCAGTGTTGCGTGCGTGGTCGCGTCCCATCTACGGAAGATGGTCTGGCCCTCGCCGATGTAAACGGCCGGCATGATCTCAGGCCGCCCGTTGGCGTCCATCACGTGGTCGGCTTGAACCAGCACCATCAATTCCGGGCTTGCGATTAGACGCGATCGGATAGCTTTCTGGAGCGCCAAAGAGGGGTCAGAATGGGCCATTTCAGAAAGCAAACGCGCGGTAAGGCGCCAGCAAATCGAGGAAACCGAACGGCAACGCGCTAGCCGTGACGCCAACCAGCGTTGCTTCTCGATTGGCGTATAGGTGGCCTACCAACTGCAAGGTGGCCTCCCGGATTGGCGCCGGAGCGCTGTCCGCGTCGGGATCAGAGGCCGTATAGGCCCCAATCCAGGCCTTTGCGGCCGCCAGCTTGTCGGTAAGCAGCGCGTCGTCGGCGTCCAGGGTGACATTCAGGTGGGCTTTGGCTTGGTCGAGAGTGATGCCGGGCACGGTCGAAAAAACTCCAATTAGACGCTCTCTTGCGTGACCCGGGAGCACCGGTCGTTCGCGATTTCTTGGAGGTTCTGACCCACCCCCCGGGTATGCGAAGCGGCAGCATTGCGCTGTGCTTCGTCGAGCTGCGCCGCGAGATGCTTGTCGAGGCCATGGCGAAGCTCAGCCATCTGAGCTTCCATCTGACGGACGAACGAGCGCACTGAGCGCGTCATCTGTCGATGCGCGGCATGCATGTCGCGCTGCCAGTCGCGAAGCGCTGGCAGAGCTTGAACAAGCGACGATGCAGGCTTCGCCTTGGGCTTTCGGCCTTGCTTACCGACTGGCCTGGTTAGAGCCTCTTCGACGGACCAACCCATGTTCAAACGCTTGGTGAGTGTGTCTGAGCTGATACCGGTGCGCTGAGCCCAATCAAACAGGGGGCGAGCTTCACCATTGAATTCAATCAGGCGCATGGGACTACTTGGACCTTTCGAGTGACTGCTTGGTGCTGTTGTGGTGATGGCTGCACAGGGACTGCCAATTCTGAGAGTTCCAGAATTTGGCTTTGTCGCCTTTGTGCGGCTCGATATGATCGACCACGCTTGCCGGCTTACCGCAAATGGCGCAATTCGGGTGCTTGTCGAGAAAGGTGCGGCGAGCTTTGGACCAGCGGCTGTCATAGCCGCGTTCATTGGCGTTCGGCCTGCGCTTGTCGGCTTCTGCCTTACGCTTGATCTGGCAGGCGCAAAGCTCGCCGGACCACACGACCTTGCCGCAACCACAGATGCGACGGGGTTTGAACGGCATTAGCGAGCCCCCAATGAGTGGACCGTGAGATCGCCGATCGCATTGAGGTCCGCCTTGGACGGCCCTTCGCTGCCGGCCTGGTCGTCTTTGCTGCCGAAGATGGCCTTGAGCATATCCAGGCGGCCGGCATGAGCGGTCATGATCTCAGCGGGAGTTGCATCCCAGGTCTGCGAGGGTGACCAGGACAGCCAACCGGTGCCGATCTGGAAGAGCTTGCCGAAGTATTCGTCGAAGGCCATGGGCTTGCCGCATGACTTCTGGTCGTCGGATTTATCGGCACCGCTCAAGATCAGAACAAATTCGAGCAGCTGTTCGCGCGCGTCCAGGATGGTGCTGATCGACGCGATCGGGGTGACTTCGCTGGTTGCTGTGATCAGGTCCATGCTGGCTGTGAAGCTGCCTTCAAGAATTGCTTGGTATAGTCCTGAGAAGCCGTGCTTGTGATGGAGATGGAATGCGGCTCGCAGCGTTGGCCGCAAGGTGTAAACCTTGCTGCCAAGCTGGAGGGCAAACGTAGTCGCTGCGAGCCGCATAACTGTTTTCCGATTAGGTCGCGGAGACCTTGAGCTTCACGAAGCGGTCGGGATGCGTCACGTCGGCGCCGACGCGCTTGCGGGCGTGGAAGCGGGTCTGGCCCTTGGTCGCGACCGAATAGGGATCGCGCAGAAGCTCAAAGCTCACGCGATCGACGATGCGATAACCCTGCAGGTTGCCGAACAGGATCGGAAACTTGTTCGCTCCGATATCGTCCATGTCGATCGCTTCGACGATCGGCCGCCCCAGCAACGTCACCGGTGCGCCGTCGGTGAGTGCGTCCAGGACGAGATAACGGCCCATGCCGTCCTTGAACTGCCGGATGGCGGAGAGCGTGTTGCGGTTCATGAGCCAGGTGCCGTTCTGGGCGTGGGCCGCAGGCAGCTTGTGGAACATCTGAATCAGCACGTCGGCCGGCGACGAGGTCGGGAAGTTCGTGGCGGCACCGGTGATGAACGACTGAATGCCGCTAGCATTCATGATGCCGTTCGGCTTGCCGGTGCCGTTGCCGGTCACGAATGCAGAACCTTCCGCGATGCCGAAGCTCTCGGCGAGATCGGAAGCGACTTCGCCGGCGAGATCGTAGGCGTTATCCTCCAAAAGCTGGTTGCTGATGTCGGTATAGGTCGCGGCTTCGTAGGGCGTGAGCGTAACCTGATCGTAAGACGGCTCGCTCTCGGAGCGATCGGCGGTATCATCCACCCACGTCGCGGCGGTGCTGCCGGTGCGGCGCGGATACTTCACCTGGGAAGAGCCGATGGTGACGACGCGGGCATACTGGCGGATTGGCGAGAACTGGCGCAGAAGCTTGATGATCTCCTTGCCAAACTCCGGCGGTGTGATCGCCGTGTTACCGGACAGCGTCAGCGTCTTCTTTTCGAGGTCGTCGAGACTGTCGGCGCCGCGACGCAGGAAGGCGTCGAAAGCCTTGGTCTCAAGCTCGATGTTGTCATTGGCAGCGGAGCCACCGCGCCGATTCATCTTCGCCTCAAGCGCGTTGAGGCGATCGGTGAGCTTGGCGTTATCGTTGGCCGCCTTCGTTTCGAGTGCCGCCTTCAGGTCCGCCAGTTCCTTGGCAACGCTGGCGATCGGGTCGTCCTCGCCGGTATCCTTGAATTCCAGTGCGTTCGCAGTCTTCATAGGTTGGTCAAGCTCCAGTTAGAATTTAAGCGTTGCCGTGAAACGCTTGATGAGATCGGCCACGGCACGCGCCGCGTCGTCGGATTTCGCGCCGGTGACCCGGGCGCGAGGATGGGCGGGGTTGCGCACGATTGACGTTTCGAATACGTCGAGCGCGGTGATGAGGCGCCGAGCGCCTTGCTTGATCGCGGCCTTGGTGCGGAATCCGATGCTGAGGCCGCTGGCGAGTTGGCCCCGGATCATGGCGAGCACAGAACGGGCACGCGGCCGGTCCATGTGGAGCTTACCTTTCACCATCAGGCCTTCGTCCGTCTCTTTCACTTCGGTCCAAGTGCCGATGAGGTCGCTGGGGTCGTGGTTGAAGAGAATCGGCATGTCGCTGACAGCGATATTGAAGGCGCCTTTTTGAATCAGATCCCCGTAGCTGTCGGGACCGGCGTTGAAGGGCCAAGCGATACCGGTGATTTCGCCTTCATCGCTGACGGTGAGCGTCGCTTTAATCTCCAAGCGGTTCATTAGGAGCGAACCCAATTGCTAACCTGGGTCAAATTGCCGTTCGTCCAGGTATTGGTCTGTGTCCAGGTATTGACGCCATCGGTGAACCAGACCGTCGCCAGCGAGCCGTCGGCGTTATAAGTGAAGTTCTGCGTGTAGTTATCCGGGCTGATGAGCTGCCCGGTATTGTCCAGTCGCTGGCCCGCGGCGCGGGTGGGTAGCGGGTTGGTGTCGCTAATGGGCGTGCCTGCGGCGAAAGTCACTTATCGTTTCCTTTCGAGGGATTACCGAACAAGGTCCGCTCTAAAATCTTGGCGGCGAGTTCGTAGGTTTCGATCAAAGGCCGGCCCTCGACATAGGCGACGATCAGTTCTGCGGCGCGCTTGGGTGACGTGCCACCGCCTATGAGCGAGAGCCGGATGGTCTCGGTGAGATCGGACTGGGCAAAGTTGCGAGCAAACAAGCGATTGCTGATGGCGCCAATTGGGCCACACTTCGCCTCAAGCTCTTCAACCATGGGCTTAGTAAGCTTGAACGTGTGTTCACCGTCGCCGAAGAACGCGCTGTAAGAGAGATCAGCCATCAGCCGCGCTCCCCAAATGCGGTCTCGATTGAGCCGGAGTTGTCGGCATAGACGTCGATATCTTCAACGTCGGACCACACTTCGACTGGAGTCGTGCCAACCAAGCACTCGCCATAGATCAGCGGGATGGCGTTCCCTTGCTGCCCGGAATTGCCGATGTTGCCGCCGTTCGCGCTGAGACCATTCGAGGCTTGGGTCTGCTGGCCGGCTGGCTTGGTGAGCAGCGTTGAGGCGCCGGAGAGTGCGAGGCCGAGGCCGATCGCGGCAACGGTGCCGTAAGTGGTGCCACCGAGCAGCGGGACGCCACTGAGCGCACCGATCGGTGTTGCGAGCACGCCGCCCGACAGAAAAATTGCACTGCCGACCAGGGCGGCACCGAGCACAACCTTGGTGGTGCCCTTCGCGGTGTTTGATGCCGCCCCCTTCGCGGCCGGGATAATATGGAGGTCAGCAAGGCCAAGGTTGAAGCCGTTGACCAAGTCGAGGTCGAGCTGCATCCCGTTGCGCTTGTCGCCGCGGACAATCTTGTAAGCGCCTTCCTCAATCGCCTTCACGAAGCGCCCGGGGAATGCGCAATTGAGCGCGCGCAATGCTTCGCCGGCCGTCAGAACGTCAAAACGATGCGAGGCGCCGAATTCTTTGCCGAGCTTGCCATAGAGGTGAATGGTGCGAAGCATTTAGGCGGCCTCTTGCTGGTTGTTGTCATTGCCAGCATTGAGCGCGCCGCCAGCATGGGCGGATGAAGTATTAGGATTTTCGAACGCTTCGCCGCCTTTGTAAGCCGGCTTACCGAAACCAACGTCGCGCGCCTCGTTCGGATTAAAGATGCGCGCGGAAACCAGAGTGCTCATTGCCTGGGCGCGCGCGAGAAGATCAGCACGGGCGAGGCCGTCAACGTTGAATTCGATGCAATACCGAGTGCGTTCTTCGGGGGTGAGCAGTTTCAACTCAAGCTCTTGCTCAAACAGCTTTAGCCTGGGTAGCAGGGCCTGAGAAAGGAATTCTTGCCCGATCGCTTCAAGGCTACGGGGTGTCGAACGATCAAGCTCCATCAGCATGTGGAGGGGCACGCGGAACAGGCGGGCTATTTCCGCCACGGCATGCTTCCGCATTTCAAGGAATTGAGCGTCGGTGCTGCTGAACGTCAGAGCTTGCCAGGACGCATCTGCCGGGACCACGGCGGTGCCACCAGCGTTGTCGCCGCTCTGTGATGCCTGCCAAGCAAGCTTTGCATTCTTGAGCGCGTCGGGCGTCATGTTGCCCTTTAGGCTCAGCACGCCAGAAGGGCGGGCAGCATTGCCGAACAAGCGATTGGCGTGGCGCTCCAAGACCAGCGCAAGCGCAATAGCCTCGCGGCCTTCACCGACTAGGCCCCGCGTCGGATCATAAGCCGGGGTTGGAATGTGCAGGATATCTGCGGCGGCGATCTTGGTCGTTGGGTCTTTCCCGTTCGCCTTGATCGCGTATTCCGGCTCAAAGTTGGAGTAGTCAACAACGATGGACGTAAGCCGAGGGTCGAGCCGGATCAGCTCATACGGCTTACCATCAACGCGAACGATCTGCGCAAAGCCACCATACGGCTGC